ACGTAGGCGCATACGTACTTGGCTGTCGCGTCCGTGATGGGATGTCCGGTGTCGGTCTGAACGACGAGCACCGACCATCCCGCATTCATGAGATAGCGGAAGCGGCGCGGCGTTCGCCGCATATGTTCGCCTCCCCAATGCCATTGACCGACCCAGACTTCCATGGCGACGGGCGAGGCAGCGAGGTCGCAATTATATGGACCGATCGCTCGCTGAGGGATCGTGAGGAGTCCGTGCTCCTTGAGACGTTCATGGAGTCGGCGCTCGTTGCTCGTCATGCGCCCGGCGTGTTCGATGCTCAGCGCGATCTTACAGCGGTGAGCGAGCGGCTGGAGCGTTCCGCGCACCGCAGCATGCGCGGCGGCCGTCTGCGCGCGGCGCTGAGTCGGGGTCATCCGCGTCCACTTCAGGCGTTCGGATTCGGATTGGGTTCGACGGGCGAGACCGAGGCGGCGGAGGACGCGCGCGATGACCGTCCGCGAAACGGCATAGGCCAACGACAGCGCCAACTCCGACTCGCCCCCAGTGTATCGAGTGGCGATCTGAGCCTCTGGAACGTGCCGCCGTGGTTGGGAACCGGGCGGTTTAACGAATCGAATGGCGATGCCGCGCTCACGGAGACGCGCCAAGATGATCGCCAGGGAAACATGGAGATCCTTCGCGATGCCTGTCGCCGTCTCGCCGGCGAGATATCTCCGGACCGCGTAATCCACGTTGAGTGCCACTCGTATTCTGGGCATATCTATAATCTCCAGACGGAATATGGTATCTATATTGCCAACGGCATTGTAACACATAATTGTCGCTGCACGACTGGCTTAGTCTTTAAGTGAAGCGCCCCTCCTCGCCCCTCCTCGCCACCAACCCCTACCTCACCGATCCGGCGAAGCGGCGGCGCATATTCGAAGACACCGTGATCACGTCGAGCGCCGTCGAGGGCGTGCGGCTGACGCGGCGAGAATTGAGGCAGGAGACACGCGGCGTGGAAAGGAGCCAAACCATCGCACAGCCAGAGATGAACAGGCGTGGCTTTCTCGGTATGATCGCCGCAATTCCGATTGGCGTGAGTGCGGGTTCCGCGATGCCCAGTGTCCGGCGCCTCAGATTGAAGTCGCTGGATGGTCCAGGCCTTCTCCATCGAGCTGCGGTCTGGGATGCCGACACCGGCGAAGATGTCACACGGCGCTTCCCAATCAGCGCCGCACCCGCCCTCGACCACTCCTGGCGCACGGGCCGCCCGGTGCGGATCGAAGGCTACGCGCTGAAGGACGGCAAGCCTGTCGTGGCAGGGAATCACATACTCATAGAAACAATGGATGTGGTTGTCGTTGCGTGGGATCGACGGCCATGACGAGACAACATGCGCCCGAGATGATCGTCCTCGACGCGGATCAAGGAATCGTGGAGTGCCGGCCGCGGCGCATGAAGGTGGCGATCGTCGGCGCTGGGCCAGGGCGTGAATATGCCCCATACACCGATTCTGCGTGGGAGTGCTGGTCGCTTAACGAAATTGCCCAGCGCGACGCACAGCGCCACTTTGAGTTGCACCCGCTTGAGGTCCAGAGTGCCCGTGATCTTGCGGCGCTGGAACGCATCACCATTCCATGCTACGTGCTAGACGAGCCCGCCGTCTGGGCAAGGCCATCCTACGTCGCGACCAACGGAGGACGCGTCTCCTTTGCTGGCGTGCCGCACCCCGTCCGCTATCCGCTTGAGCGCCTCCGCGAGGCCGGCTTCCGAGACTACTACACCGCGACCTTCTGCTATCAGATCGCCTTGGCCATCCTCGACGGCTTCGAGGAGATCGGCCTCTGGGGCGTCTCCCTCCATCTCGGCACGCCGCGGGAGCGGTTGCTTGAGCGCGCCTGCGTGGACTACTGGATCGGCTTCGCGGAGGGGCGCGGGATCACGGTCTCGGAGGACAGCGGGTGCGCCCGGCGGCCCTTCCTGTACGGTTACGCGTATGAAGATGAGAAGCTCGACGGGGACAAGGCCGTCGCGCGCTTCGTCCAGGTGGCGCAGCAGATGGGCTACCTGGATCTCTCTCAGCTCGATCGGTAGCAGGGGAGAGGCTCGCTGGGCGGCATTCAGTCAGTTACGCAGGGCCCCCGTCTTGCGGCCGCGGAGTGGCTCTTGTCCTTACCCCCGAGGGGTCCGCGTCGTGCGCCGGTTCCGAGAGGGGCCTAGGTTTCCCTCGCCCCACCTGCCCACGTCCAAGCAATACCGGCTGGGGAACTATCCGCCTTCAAGACCCGATCGCCCCGAGCAGGGGCCAGCGAGCGTCCACGAATAATAGCACGTAGCCCCGACCCCCTGCCTGCCCGGTAGCCTCCGGCCCTCTCTCGCCCGTCCTCCCGCCCAGCTAGCCTCCGCCCCCCGCAACTTTCCGCCCCGCGCCTGTCGTGCGCCCCCCCTGCGCTAGCCTTGATGCATGGAGGGCTGTGGCGGCATGCAGACGACGATCACGAAGTGGTCACGCGAGGGAGCCTACGCGGATGCGTAAGTGGGTCACCTCCGAGCAACTGCCGGCCGAGAAGGACCCCGCCGCGGTTGGCGTCCTGAAGGTGTTCGGTGCTCCCGTTGATATCCCTGCCGGTGACGCACGACTCGCCCGATTCCGGATCACGACAGGCGACGTTGACCGTGAGCGCGACATCATCGACCCGGCCGGCTGGGACGTCGCCGACTTTCTCCGCAGTGGCGGCGGGCCGATATTGTGGGCGCACGACTACTCGATGCCGCCGATCGGCCGCTGCGTGAAGTTGGATCAGGATGAGACTGGGATGTCCGCAACGGTGGACTTCGCGGCCCCGGATGTCTACGCCTTCGCCGACACGATCTACCGGCTCGTCAAGGGCGGGTACATCAATGCGACCTCTGTCGGGTTCCAGCCTCTGGAGTGGACCTACGACGAGGAGCGGAGGGGCGTGAATTTCAAGCGCCAGACGCTTCTCGAAGTGAGCCTCTGCCCGGTCCCGGCGAATCCGCAGTGCCTCATCGAAGCCCGCTCAGCCGGCATCGACGTGGAGCCCCTCCGCGAGTGGGCCGCCAAGACGCTGGAGCAGTTTGAGCCGAGGATACATCCTGAGGCGCCGACCTTCGTGCGGGCCGTCCTGGACTTCGGGGGCGTGCAGCGCACGTACTCCTTCCCTCCTCTCTCCGCCACGGGGGGCGTGACAGATCAGAGCGCCGTGCTCGTGTCTCTGACGCCAGAGCCGGCCCCTCAGCCGATCCGCGCCAAGGCGGAGCACGATCCTGCCGACTGCGACGAGCGCGATTGCCCCATGGCCGGCAAGGACGGCGCGGACGCAGAGGACTGCACTCACTCGGACTGCCCCATGCAGAAGAGCCTTCGGAAGGGCATGAGTCCGCCGAGCCCCTCCGGCTACGGGATGGCCGAGGAGGGCGTGGCGTGGTCGGCCCCGGCGCTTGCTGACTTCACGGATGCGCAGTGGGGCGACCTTGATGATGCTGCGAAGCGCCGCGTCGCGCGCCACTTCGCCTGGGTTGCGGCCATGCCCCCTGACTCGTTCAGCGACATGAAGCTCCCCCATCACCGTGCGAGTGACGGCGACGCCGTGTGGGGCGGGGTGCGCGCCGCGATGGGGGCGCTGATGGGCGGGCGGGGCGGGGTGAGCCTGCCCGAGGAAGATCGCGCCAAGGTCTATCGCCACCTGAAATCACACTACGCTGAGTGGGATAAGGACGCGCCGGAGATGCGCGCCTACACACCGGAGGAGATCGTAGCGATGTTCGAGTCTGCCCTGGCGCCCCCTGTTGAGACGGTCCCAGCGCAACAGCCTGACGTTCAGCCGGCACATGGCGATCCCGTCATCGCTCGCCTGCATCTCGGCGACGTGATCGAGATCGCCGATGTCATCGACATCGATCTGGAGGACATTGCGACGGACGACGAGGATCTGAGCGAGGCCGATGTAGTCGCGGCTCTCCGGGCCGTGCTGCCGACCCTGGTGGACCAGAGTGTGCGGCGCGCCGTGCGGACCGCGCGCGGGGCGCTGGAGTAACGATGTTCGACCCAACCTAGGAGGAATGACGGCGATGAAGATCGAGGAACTCAAGACGATCATCAAGGACCTGTGCGGCCCGCTCGTGGCCGAGGCGGTGGACGCCTCCGTCAAGGCCCAGGTGGACCCGATCCGGGCGGAGCAGACTGGGCTCTTCACGCGCATGCTGGCCGGCGTGAGCCATCCGGTGGTGGTGAAGGAGGTCCCCTTCGCCGAGAAGGGGCTCGCGCTGGCCCGCTGCATCCGGGCCACGGCGGCGTCGAAGATGCGTGGCGCGGGGGTGGATGGCGCGATCCAGATCCTCCGGGGGTGGGGGAACGAAGACCTCGCCGACGCATGGGGCGACGCACGCCAGAAGGCGCTCGCGGCCGGCGATGCGACGGCAGGCGGCTTTCTCGTGCCGACGCAGTTCAGTTCGGAAGTGATCGAGTATCTGAGGGCGCGCGCCGTGGTGCGCCGCTTGAATGCGCGCACGATCCCGGTCCCGACCGGCACGCTGAAGGTGCCGAAGCTCAGCGGCGGGGCGACGGCCTACTACATCGGGGAAAACACGAACGCGACGAAGTCGGAGCCGACCACGGGCCAGCTCACGCTGACCTTTAAAAAGCTCGTCACGCTGGTGCCGATGAGCAATGACCTCCTGCGGTACAACTCGGTTGGGGCCGACGCCATGGTGCGTGACGACGTGGTCAACGCCATGCGGGTGCGTGAGGACAGCGCGTTCATTCGCGACCAGGGCACCGACAGCACGCCGAAGGGCCTGCGGTACTGGGCGCACGCGAACAACGTGATCACGGCGAACGGGACCGTGAGCGTGCAGAACACCTTCACCGACCTCGG